TTCAGCATCATAAATTGCATTGTGAATATCTAGATAGCCTGCGCACTGAGCAGGCATGTATGCTTCTGGTCCAAAACCAAATACATTATATAGCACATAACGATAAGTGCCTTTCTGTTTAATTTCACCATCAACGATTCGGCGAGACATTGCACAGAAAGCCAATAGTTGCTGTTCTTTGGTTAGAGAGTTCCAATATTCTTCTTGCTCTTTCTTCATTGCATCAACTACTTTTTGAAATTGTTGACCTAGTTCAGACAATTCTTCCATAGCTTTATCAATGTCTTCTTGCGTTTTCATTCTTTATTGTCCAAAATATTCGAGTACGGCATCAATGGCCGCAACCGTCTGTTTACTCATGACAACATCATCTGGATGTAACCATTGGCCGTTCTCGTATCCTTCAAGTTCTTTTGTAAGGTAATCTCGATGTTCTTTCAGATTGAGAACCGTGATACCATCTGCAATTTCACCACTAATATCAATTTGCGTAGCCATATCGTCACCTTCAGTCATAATTTGGTTCTTTAATTGCAGGCTTTCTTCGCAGAAATTCTGTAATTTTACTTTGCCAATTGGAATAACAATGCCTTACACCAACTGTAATTCTTAGATAGGGCAAGATAGCACCAACATAAAGTTCATTTGGGTCTAACCCAGCATCCACACCAAACGAAAAGTGTTCCATCGTCCAAACTTGGAAGATCAACCAGTGAACACTCCAATTGTTTGCGTTCCACTCATCACCTTCTCGGTAATGCCATCGAGGCACCAATGGGCATACATCATTACACCACCATTTATGCAGTGGATAATGTTCCCACCATTCTTTATCTCTACAAGGTCTTTCTTCACTCATCATGGTGCTCCATGTTGTTTCTTCAGTTTTTTAATTTCTGCTTTGAGATTACGATTCTCATACTTTGCCCAACCCAAATCATCCTGCATCTTTCGCATCTGTTCAGCAAAGTCACGGTCAGCAGGTGAGAGGTTTTCTTCTGGTGTGATAATGAACTTACCTGCGTCCCAGTCAAATCCCATACCAATGTGTTTAATCTTAACTGTAGGATGAGCACCTACAGTAGAGTATGGAAGTTTAATTTGAATTACAACTTCTGGATCTTCACGCATCATACGTTCTTCATTGTGATGAGCATTCACCAATCGATGCAGTTCACTTAGTTTCATTATTTACTCCAAAATGTTTAGCAATTCTTGCAGCAGCAGTATCAGCACCATAAATCATATCAGCATTTACACCACGCGAATCAGCCACACAATGAGCTTGCTCAATGCATTCTTGCACAATCAACATGGCAAACTTTTCATCACGAATGTCATGCCAATCAGGATGATATTCACCTTTCATTTGAAGTTTAGAATCAGCAAAAAGGTCTGCTTGTTCTGCAAATTTTTGAATCAGTTCGTTCATGGACGATACTCTAGTTTAATACACTTCCATCCTTGACGCTTTGCCCACCATATATTATATACTGCTTTTAGTAGACTTTCACCAGTATAAATTTGCAGCCAATTATACGGTCCATTGACTGGACCGTCCCACACATTAACTTCATAGGTGTAGCCCATTACTCCACTCCAAAATCTTTCTTAGCCTGCTCCCAGACTTTACGGGGATTCATAACACACCAAGCACCAATGATAAACGGTGCTATCAAAATATACAACAGGTTTTTATACCAAGGCATCATTCAATCCCAAACATCTTTTGCTCTAGAATTCTCAGATAGTCTCGTGCTTTCTGAAAATCACGATCATACAATGCACGTTCAGTCAACATCAGGTCTTGTCTAAACTCACCATAGATTGCTTCAATCACTTGGCGCTTGGTTCGATGAATTGCTTCTTCTAGTGCATCACCACCTTCTTGGAGAAGATCAAGATCACTTACGTGGACCTGAGAACCAATTGTGACACTGATTCGATACTGTTTAGCAATACCTTCAGTTCCTTTTAGGTCTTGAGTATGTGACTTGATATTGAATACATCTTGGAACAGATTAGAGAAACTTTCTTTAATAAGTTTTCGGTCACCCGTATCGTGTGCTTCAATTGCTCTTACTACTTGGCTCATTCTTTAACTCCAAAATGTTCTTTAATCATCACTTCATTATCCCAACATTTCTCAGCACAGATTTCAAAATTACTGGCAAACAGTTCGTCTTTTTCTTCTGCTGATAGTTTATAGAGTCTTTCGGATTCTGCTCTCAATACACTAACACATTCCTGAACAATCAACTCGGCGAATTTTGGCAAACTAGCATTATAATTTCCTGCCCAGCCGATACGTTCGTCGTCGATGTATTGAAATCCAGCCTGTTTTGCAAGTTCTCTCATTCGTTCGTTCATCGCCGACCCCAAAGAAATCGCAGAGTTAGACCATCAACAAAATTACGCTTAAAGGTCGTATCGGGTGCCCAGATAATGTAGCCAATGATAATACCTAGTGCATACCCAATGAGAAGGTAAAGTGTTTCATTCATTCTTCAACTCCAAAATGTTCTTTGACTTTTTCAACACAGTCTCTACGGAAGGCATCTTCGATTTGGTTACGATAATCGGCGTATCCTGGGCTTATGTTTTCTACAATACCGATACATTCCCGAACAATCAACTCGGCAAATTCTTCAATGGCTGCACGTTGAACTGGACCCGTTTGAAAGAAATTTAGAATGCGTTCATTGCATTGTGCTAGTTCTTCAATTCGTTTATTCATGGTTGTTCTCTCAGTTGAATTAGCCCATCAATCAACATAGGAATTGTTCTAACATCGAAATTAAATTCTACAGGATCACCGAAGTAATCGTAATCATGAATTTGAATATAGGCAAGCCGACTATCTTTTCTCAGAGTCAGATATGGTGTTCCGTTAGGTCTTGTTAGTTCAATTCGTTTGTTAGGTTGTTTTATCCCTAAAGGACCGCAGATATGTGCATAGTCAAACGCAGGTTCTTCACGCCCACATTTATGGCACTTGATAAAGTTCACAACCAACTTCCTTTTAGAACGTATGCTTTGCGCTTACCACGAACCCGTACATCAATTTGACGGTGTTGCCGTTTTAGTTTCTTAGCATAGTATCGTGCTTTACCAAGATATGGTGTAGCAATAAAGTTAGACCAACCACCGTCGGGAAAGGTCCTCGGTTTGTACAGTAAGACATAATAAAGTTTTTTTGGTCTAACAAAAAGCATCACTTAACTCCGAAATGTTTCTTTAGGTCCTCGATGCATCGACGGACTTCCATGTCCTCGCGGTTCAGGTCGCCCATGTACCTCTTCTGAACTACGCCGATAGCCTCACTTACGATAAGGTCGGCGAATTTTTCGGCATCGAACACCGTAGGAAAAGTCTTCCAACTCTCCATCATCAATTCTCGAATTCGTTCGTTCATTTTACAATCTCTTTGCAATGTTTAACAGCATCAGTATACAGCATGGTGCCATTCTTGTCAAGACAGTTGTTGTAAATACGCGACGTTTCCATTTTACCGCCAACAACAATTAGTAAAACAATAGCCGCAAGTGTTAAACCTGCTACGGGAAAGACCCACCAATTATCATTCATCTTCACACCTCGGTCCATGTTCAAGGTAATCTTTCATAAAAACATCACCATGTTCTAGGTAGAACCTATGATATTCCCAGCCTTTGCGAAAAGTCTCGAATCTGATTCCCGCAAGTCTCATACCTTCTTCTGTCATAGGTACTTGGTATGCTTCTGAATCACGCCATGCATTATAGATTAGTTGATCTTCATCACCAAGTTTATTCTCAGCCTGCTCGATGGCAGCGCGGAGGTTGTCCATCACCGCTCTGCGGTTACCCCAATGATTGCGCCCCAGTCCAGCAATAAACTCCAGCGCCTGTTTCATGACCGTGATGCTCATGAGAATTCCCGACTACAGAAAGCATATCCTTCTGGATCGTCCCAATCGTATTCGGGATTGAACCAAGTATATCCAAACTTGTCAGGTTTTCGCCCTTCATCATTATGTTGAAGATTCCTTCGTCCATCATTACGAATAAATCCTGGAGATTTCTCGCTCTCAATATACTGAACAAACCAATCGTAGTCGATACGTTCTCCATATTCATCCATGATAACTTTATCTTTGAGAAATTCTTTCCACGCCTGCCAGCTTACAAGCCGTTCAGGTCGATAACCATGAAAAGAAAATGCCCAACCGCCAGAAGATTTACCGATATGGTATTCTTCATCATATCGGTTGCAGCATTCACAGAGATTTTTAGCAACGTAATAATTAGTTCCCATGATGTAGTTTCCTGAATTTCAGTATGGTCTATTGTAATAGATGCCAGAAGCTTTGTCAAGATACGTGTTGTTATGACACGACATCAGTTTTTGTTTGCCATGGATCTTTGCCAAAGACCGGCTCATGATTTTCATTGATGGGTTCGCAAGCGCGACCCATATCATATTCATTTGGAAAATGCCTGAGTAGACTCGCGGCTTGCTGTCGAATTTGTTTTGGAATTCTTGGTGTTTCTTTTGGGTCTAATAAACTTCGTAAAAATTGACGAGTTCTATTGACCGAATTAACTCTTTCGTAAGGTAGCGTCATGATTTATTTTGATACGAAAAAATGATTGTGAATTTTTTCTAGGCACTCTAATTTATTGTCAGACTCTTTGACTAGATTCACACACTCTTGAATCAGAAGATAAGAATACTTTTCAAAGTCTTCATCATATTCATTCGCCCAATCGATGTGATTTTTTCCTGGACCCCAAGACTCATCCGACCAAAAAACAAATCCTGCTTTCTTCGCAAGTTTCTGTAAGTTTTTATTCACGATTATCTCCATGTCCTATGATTTTCAGCTACCCATTCATTGCCATCGTATTCTTGAATGTGCCATTCGATGCCGTCAGGAATTTCGATAATCTTAAGACTTGAGAATTTTGTGTCGGCACGTTCACCTAACGTTTCTACAACTTTCACTAGATTAGGATCAGATCGAAACACCGTCAATTCGCGCGAGCCTTGAAGCCTCCACAAGTCTGCGATAAATTGCATTGATTTACCTGACAATTCTGCATACAACTGTTTTGCTTCATCTGAGAGATCAAAACCACCGAAACACTTATTCAAAACAACTTTCATAATTAACTCCAAATATTTGGTAGGCCCAGTTGGGTTCGAACCAACGACCAACGGATTATGAGTCCGCTGCTCTAACCATCTGAGCTATAGGCCCGTGGCGGAGGAAGGGAGAGTCGAACTCCCAAGGCGCTATTAACACTCAACTGTTTTCAAGACAGGTACCGTCGCCAATCGGTTTGTTCCTCCGTTATGCTGCTTTTGTGTGACATAAAATATGCTTGAACCTATCTGCTGCACCTGACGCCGCGAAAGCATTAGGCTTAACCATCGGAATAACATTACACATACCTTTGATGTATCCAACTGCTTCATTTATAACACATGAACTTCCATGATCTTCATTTGGATTGATGTCTAGATGAACTTCAACTTCTCGATCATCTAGAACCTCAGCCAACTTAAGATATAATTCGGCAATCTTATAAACTTCATTCATTAGTCGCATTCTAGGTTTGTCTTTGCGTTGATCATAGTCCTTCTCACGAATGGTTTCTCCAAAGATTTTACATCCGTGCTTTCCTTCGATATGAATCACGACCACTAAAGTATAGTCGGCATACCAAACGCCTTTGATTTTAAATCTTTCTGAATCGCCACCGATATAGATTTTACTTGTGATCGGCTGTCCCTCGATGAAAGTTTTTACTTGATCAATGTTCATCATCTCACCTATGTTAAACTGGTCTCGGACACAGGACTCGAACCTGCACCTTCTACGTCCCAAACGTAGTGGACTACCTATTATCCCAATCCGAGAAATTGGTGCTGGATGAAGGATTCGAACCATCGACCTATCGCTTACAAGGCGATTGCACTACCACTGTGCTAATCCAGCATTTAAAAATTATACTAAATTTTATTTAGTCTGTCAACTGATGGCCTCGGTGTACGGACTCGAACCGCAACTTTAGATTTTGGAGATCCACGTGCTGCCATTAACACTACACCGAGATTTTGGTGGTGAGAGTGGGATTCGAACCCACGGACCGCAAGTTAACACGATCTACGGTTTAGCAAACCGTTGATTTAAGCCTCTCATCCATCTCACCAATTGGTGGACCGCTGGAGGATCGAACTCCAACCTCCGCCGTGCAAAGGCGGCGTGCTCCCATTATCACTAGCAGCCCAAATTCATTTTGGAGCAGGATATCGGAATCGAACCGATAACATCAGCTTGGAAGGCTGTAGTTTTACCATTAAACTAATCCTGCAAATCTTTCATAAGGGGCACAATAGGACTGTCATCTCGACGTTCATTGCTGTCATTTAAAAATAGGCGTGTTGTCTATATAATGCGCCACTTCCCCACTAACTATATATTTGGCTCCAGTGGCTGGGATCGAACCAACGACCAATTGATTAACAGTCAACTGCTCTACCTCTGAGCTACACTGGAATAAAACTGGTACCGGATACTGGGATTGAACCAGTGACCAATGCGTTATCAACACACTGCTCTACCACTGAGCTAATCCGGTATGGTACCGCCTCTTGGAATCGAACCAAGTTCCACGGCTCTTCAGACCGTTGCTATGACCACATCAGCTAAAGCGGCAAACTGGTGCTTCGTGACAGAATCGAACTGCCGTGACCGTCTTGTAAGGGCGGTGTTCTACCATTAAACTAACGAAGCCTGGGGTGTCTAATGAGTTTCGATCTCATCCTCACTCTTTCACAGAGAGTGGTGCTCCCATTACACTATAGACACCGTTGTTGGTACACCGTAGGGGAATCGAACCCCTCTTCCTACCGTGAAAGGGTAGTGTCCTAAACCGATAGACGAACGGTGCGTATTTGGCAGGCCTACTAGGATTCGAACCTAGAATGACGGAATCAAAATCCGTAGTGTTACCATTACACCATAGACCAACAAATTTGGTAGGGGCAGGGGGACTTGAACCCTCCAACCTCGACGTTAAAAGCATCTTGCTCTACCATTGAGCTATACCCCCAAACTGGCGGTCCCATCGGGATTCGAACCCGATCCTGCGCCGTGACAGGGCGCTATACTCGCCGATATACTATGGAACCATTTATTGGTTGCGGATGATGGAATCGAACCATCAACTTCAGCTTATGAGACTGATGAGATACCTTTTCTCTAATCCGCAGAATCTTGGTGAGTAGAGAGGGATTCGAACCCCCAACGGTTCCTAAGTAACGGATTTACAGTCCGCCGCGACACTCGCCATCTTCGCCGTCTACTCATTTCCATATTGAAACACACTCAACATTACACCCTTGATTCGCTGCTGCTACTAGGGGCGGGTTCTAATGTGTTTCAATATGGTCCGAGACTCGAACTCGGCATGTAAGCGGCTTCGCAATCGGGTAGCGCAATTTCCCTAGCACTGACTAACACAGGTTAATTAAGCCCGCTCTCATCAGTGAAGCCTACACAGCTTCCTGCACCATATTGAAACACACTTGAGGTAACCGTGACAAGCGGGGGCTTTTTACACCTCTCTACCTGCGTGCTCACCAGACAGTCACTTCTGTTCTAAGGACGCTTTCGATTTAGTGTGCTTCAGTATGGTGCCTCAGGTGGGACTCGAACCCACAAAATTTGGCTTCTAAGACCAACACGTATACCAATTCCGTCACCGAGGCATGGTGCCCGAGGCCGGACTCGAACCGGCACGCTCTCTTTCGAGGTGGCGGCGGATTTTAAGTCCGCTGTGTCTACCGATTTCACCACTCGGGCTTGGCCTGACCGGAGGGATTCGAACCCCCGACCAACGGATTAGAAATCCGTTGCTCTATCCTACTGAGCTACGGTCAGATATAAGATTACCGAATTTTTAAAGAACAATCAATCACTCAACAGAATACATTCTACAGACTTTTCTATGGAATGTCAAGAACAAATTCTACTGTTGTTTTTTTACAACTGGAGCACAGGGTCGGATTTGAACCGACGGCTTTAGAGTTTTGCAGACTCTTGCATTGGGCCGCTCTGCCACCTGTGCTTAGATACTATTCAACAAAAACTTAATTTCTGCTAGGTTCTTATATATAAGGACTTTATCGGACATTGAATTAATGCTATCTAAAATTAAGGATTTATTTTCATCCCAGACATCTCTTAGAGGTGTCACCTCAACATTTACGAAGAAAAGACTTGTTTGTCCACCACTTAATGGTAATGTGGTTTGCCGCTCCACTCTAAAAAATAAATTTTCAAAGATCAAAGGTGTGTCATCATACATTTTCTTTACATCAGGATGATTGCTCAATTCTGGAACTCGATTGATGGTCCACACAAATCGTTCAAAACTTCCCATTGTTGGATCAGACATCACTGATGCAAGCTTACCACTCACTTTTCGCAACTGTTCTCCATCAGCAACAGGTTCATGAATTTCATACAATGATTTGCCAAGTGCTGAGTTCGGCACCCATGAACTAGGAAAACAAAAGCAAATCGCAGCCAAACAACCACGATGCATTATAGCAACATCTTCTTCAAATGACAATGCAAACTCGACAATATCTCCAGTCACTGCTTTGCCAGTAAATGATTCGACTCTTCGAATTAGTTGGTTTGTTACGCAATCGATTGTGAATCCATAAAGATCACTGCCAAACGACTCAAGCTGTTTTACTTTTTCGTTTAGATATTTCACTCTTGGATTTGAATTGAATACTGGGCCTGTGTTTCTACTCATTCGAGGTTGAGTATTGTAAGGCGCTCTAACGATGTGTTCTAAATTATTCATAATGTATGGTAGTAGGTAAGGGTTACGATCCCTTCCGTTTCAGCCCATCTGACCGATCTCCAGGGTTTATAAGACCCCGCCGCACACCAGTGCTACCTACCAAATTTTATCGATTCGTTGTGTTTCTCTGTTGAAGCATACCACCAAGAACTAGTGCGGCCAACCATTCTGCTACACCGTAGTTGATACCTAGTGAGAAAAGCGTGTTCAATGACCAGATAATAATCAACGGCCCCAGAATAATCAGGGTAATGATGACTGCTATTAGCAAAATTTTATTCATATAAATCGTCCAAATCGTCTTCAGCAAAGTTATTAGGGTCAAAATTTTTAAGTCTCTGTTTTACTTTAAGTCTATCTTTCTTGTACTCTTTAATCTGCTTCTTTCGATTCGGGCGTTCATCTTCATCATCATAGAATTCCCGAAAGTTTTTAATTTTCTTATCTTGATTTGACATTTGAATTTTCTTTTTCCCCAACTAGAAGTTCAGGCATCGACTCTTCAATAAGTTTCCTAGTAATGCCTTTGTAAGTAATTTTTTTGTTTTTGATCATTAGAAATAACTGTGCCTCTTCTGGAGACACACTCTCTAACATATCAATAAACATTTTCTCTTTTTGATACTTAGTCAAATTGTTTTGTGTGCCTCGAAGAAAATATCCAACCTTTCTCAACTCCTTAGGCATCCTATTATACCCCCAATTGTCTGGAACGTCAAGAGGTTTGTATGGAGGATCACCTTCTGGCAAATCAAACACCAAATCTTTATGATAGGTTAATTGCAAAACTTTTTTCAAATCAGGCTTTAGATTCGAGATAGCCTTTATCGCACTGCCTCTATCCTTCGCAGGAAGATCAGCGACATGCTTCAGCATCTCTGGCAATGTCATTCTAGAAATATCAATTGGCACTTTAAAACTCCTGTATGTGTTCCATTAAATTACGCATTCTGTTCTTAATGAAAAAGTTAAAAATCTTATCCTTACCGTTTTCTTTAACATTCTCAAACGCATCAAGAATTTTATCCTGATACTCTTGAGGAATCTTTGATAGATCAATCAGACTTTCATTTCTTTTGTAATTCCTCAACATCATAGAATCACAAAAGTCTTCTGGTTCTTGATTGATCCAAATATTTAGTTTTTTCTCTTGAACTGGACGCTGGCGTTCTTCATTTACAAATGTAGAATCCGCAGACAGGATGTTTGGAATGCCGTCACCACGATCACCTCGAATGATATGCTCTTTCAGCATGGCGTTGGCATTTGATGTTCGCAAAAATTTCTTTGCCATTGGACTGTATTGATCAACGTTTGAGAACTTTTGCAATTGCATGAAATCTTTATCACTTGACAGGATCAAAATTCTTTCAGTTGATTCATTGTTCAGATACTTACCATAAGCGTGGCAAATAGTTCCGATGACATCATCAGCCTCGGTTTTGTCTACTTGAATCACTTTATAGGGAAAGTTTTCTTTGATTTCTTCTCGAATTTTGTTTAGAGTTTCGAAGATCAAATTCCAATCGTATGGTGATGCCGCGCGATCTTTCTTTCGGCTTGCCTTGTAGTATGGAAAAATATCTCTGCGCCAATACCCCTTGTCATCAGCGCATATGATAATCTTACCATATGTTTCATGAAACTTGACATTGTACATTCGAATACTATTCAAGACCATGTGACGAATTAGATTTTCGTCAATCTTTTTCACCAGATCAGGCTGCATCATCAAATTAGAAATCATCACCTGATTCAAGTCAATTAAAATCATTTTAAATCCATGTTAAGCAATACGAACAATAATTGTATCAGAATTAATTCTGCCTGTCAATGCAGATTCTTTTGTTGATAGATTTGGCAGAAGTTGGCGAAGCTTAACTTTGCCAGCAGCCAAAAGATCGTCTAACGTTTCTTTTGGTTTACGTAAACGTTTGCCGATAGAAATGTCTTCTTTGAAGTTTTGTATTGTGCTGCCTTTCACTGTGAGTCCTCGGGCATCTTCAGCATGATAGACACCAAGAACTTTTGTCTTTACGTTATATACCCAAATCTGATTTGCGCCGATGATTTTATCAACTGGCACACCTTTCAGGCCAAGGGATTTTTCTTCTGAAAGAAACTTCATCTTCGAAACAAGCTGTGATGCAGGCTTCTCTTTCTTCTTCCTAATCTTACGAATAGGCTTGTTGTCAATCGAAGTTTTATTTGTGATAGAAACAATTGTGTTTAAAAATTCTTTAAGCTTTTTCAAATCAGCCTTACTGAAATTTGAATAGCCCTCTTTAATCTGCGGATCCTTTGACTCAATCACAGAATCAATCTCGGCAGACTTTTGAATGTACCAATCACAAATTTTGTTTAGAACAACCGAACTGAGATTTTTAGACTTAAGGTAGACCTGCATATCAGGAGTATTCTTGAATCGATTGGCAATGCAATCATCAATCACTCCTTCAATGTCACCGATTTCATCTCGGGCCTTGTCACGAATTCGTTCTTGAATGTTTACGGGCTGAACAGTAACTGTCTGAACGACAGGTTTTTGTTTAACCTGAACGGTTTGAATTGTTTTGTATCGTTTGATGAAATAGTCTTTAGTCTTTGCTGATGGTACAAATCCTGCGGTCATCATCCTAGCAATCCAACCAAACTGAACTTCAAAGTTTGATTCGGACACTCCTCGAACAGTCGCAATTTCATCTTTGTCTCGCCCTACATTTTTCATGTAGTCGAGAACAAATTCTTTAGCGTCCTTTTTATCGCAACAATGATTGTACCAATTGAATGCTTTGATGAGAAATTCTTTCTCGCCATTCTTCTCATGATCTTTCCATAATGGTTCAGGTCCGAGCATGGG